TCGCTATATATCACACGTTTAGTTCCTGGGATTGTTTCCCCCAAGTACGGAGCTGTAATCTTTTCTCTTTCGTGAACGCTAGATACTTCACACTCACCAGATACAACGGTAAACAAATGTTTAGTCTTATGCAGCGCTCCCACAACAATACTTCCTGGAGGCATTACCATCTCTCTAGCATACATACCGTCAGAGAAATGGTGTCTTGTAACTACATCTGCCTTTGGAAAATCCTTCATTATTTCTTGTAACTGGTAAATACTATCTTGCGTTACAACATCATTCACGAAGACTCGACCTCATATTGGATAGCTTGCAGATGGAATGGCGTACCGTCTGGCACTGTAATCTCTGGGACTACTTCTGTAGACCAACCATTACCACCGTTTTCATCCTCTATGATACCAGTTCTAGGAGTAAATGGGGTGTTCAGTGGAGTATCCTGAGCATCGCCAAACTGCCTAATAGGGACAGCATTACCGTCAATGTAGATGCCAGCACTCTCATACACACGCAAGTTAATGTTAGTAATTTTCTTGCGCTTCATAGTGTTTTGTCCACCACGAGTGCCAGGATTAGTATTCAAAGGCATAGTCTTTACCTTTACATCAAAGGTTAATCCAACCTCTAAGACTCTACTGGTAAATCCGTTCATCTCCTCAGAAGTAATAGTAATCCCATATTCGCCACCAGATTCTGTAACCTCTCTTTTAGCTAGCACATCTCCGTCAGCTAATACCTGAACAGAATAGCCAAACAATCTGCTGCCTTGAGTTAATGGCACAAACCCAGCAGAAGTAATAGTTTTCTTTTCGCTAGAATCCAACAAGTGATCAAAGTTCCAAACTTCAATATCTACAGAACCTGTTTGTGCGCCAGTGTTTCTTTGGGTAACTTGATACATATATCCACCAGCAGTAGCGCAAGTTTTAATTCTACAGTCTCTTGTAAAATTAGTGCCTGCCGCCCCTGTGTGTGGTGTCCACCTAGAAAAGCCATTAATATCTTGGCTTCTCATTGTGTTAAGAACTGCGCCTGCACCATCAGCATTAACTAAGAATACCCAGTTAGCGTCTTCAGTAGTAGTTCCTGGCAATGTCGCCATAGCTACAGGTTGATTAATTAACTGGCTAGACAGTACAGATAGGTCGGCAGAAGTGTAAGCATCTTCACCAAAGTTAAACAAAAACTGTCGGAGCGTATTACCATTTTTATCTACAAACAATGTAGCCCCATCAAACGACTGAGCTTCTAGGTTAAATGAACCATGCTGCGTCTGCGAAACAACTTCAATGTTAGACGGTGTTTGACCTTTAACTAAAAACTCTGCTCCCTTACAAAACACTTGCAAGCCGCGATCAGGGTTAATATCAACAATATTAGTTAAACCACGAGAATCAATCGTGACAAAGATACCTTCATCATCCTCGCCTTCTTCACCAAAAAAATCGTAATAGTTACCAGCTCTACTTGCAAATATACTTTGCGGCTTAGACTTGCTTCCACCTAACCATAAACGGCCTTCATGGAATACGCCTTGCTTAGGATACCCTCTATTTGCAGACCACACATCTTCAGTTCTTGGTGAACCTTGAGTTGTTATCGCAAAGGCTACAGTATCTTCTGGATTTCCTGTAGTTGGAAAACCAGTAAATAACTTATATTCTCCAGCAGAGTCATCCCTCATTGAAATGGTGTATGTATTGTAGTGTGGAGCTGAATTAACAGGAGTAACAGTAATTCCGCTAAACCCAAAAACAGGCATTTCTTGCAAGTTTTTTTGCAGGTTAAAAGCACTAGACTCCATTCTGTTTGTACCAGCCGCATCCGTTCCTCCGCTACCAGCGTAAGTGATGTCTTTGCTTGTTACACCTTCAACCGTAATCTTATATCTTTTCCCTACTTCAAATCCACTAACAGACATTGTTTGTACTGCTGTAGTTGGGGGAGGGCTAACGCTATCGTTATAATCAAACTGTGGAACATTTACAAAAGGAATGGCATCTACAGCAAACGAATTAACAGTGTCTAGTCCATCAAATACAATACGCTGGGGCGGATAGTCTTCGTGAAACATTAACATCACACCTTCAGTTTGACATACTTTTACTTCAGGAATGTCAGCACTAAGATAAGGCAAAGGTACATCCCCAACATATACGGTGTCAGTGCTTCCTGCATGAGGAACTCTATAAACTCTTAAACTTAAATTAGTTAATACAGTTAAATAACTTTTGTCGGAAGCATATTCCCAGCCAAACAATTTGTAATTGCCAACAGGAGATGATGAGCCAGTTTCAGTGTTAAATACAAACTCAGCAATTTTGACCTTGTACCCACTTGGAGCAGGAAGATCAGTTCTCAATCGCCAATATCTTTTCACTAAAGTAGACGTAGATAATCTAAAATTTCTTTCAGTTTGATTGTCTATTTCAAATGTAGCGGCAACTGTCCAATTAGTATTATCAGTAGACCACTCAATAGTAATGTTTGCAGTTTTTTGTCCTACTGCACCACTCTGAAATAACGAACAATTTCTAACATCTAAGAATGTCTTAGCAGAAAAACTTGCACCTAAATCATAGGTAGCAATAGTAAATGGAGCTGATAAACCGGCAGGGGTTAAAGTGTAGGTATTATCATTGCCGTCATTAATATTAGTAGGGTCTGTGGCGCTAGCAACTACTGTTGGCTGGCTAGTATAACGAGTCAACCCCTGTAGTATTCTGGCAATAAATTGTGTTCCAGGTCTACGCTTAACCCCACCTTGAGGCACAATGACTACGCCTTCGCCTTGTTGTACGCCCTTGTAGTATTGATCAAGATCGGTACGGCCTAGTAGTAATGGTGACAGCTCACCACTGGCAAAGCTGGTTTGCTGAAATTGTGACTTAGGCATTAGTACCTCACGTTAATAAATGGGCGATCCTGGATAGCTACTTGCGGGTGTTGCTGTGAGTCAGTGTAACGAGCCATGCGACTAGCGTTTAGATATTGGTTAGCTAGTATCTGCATAGAAGAAGCACTGTCACGAATAGATGGAGCAAAGTCCATAGCTAAGGCATACTCAATCATCTTGGCAAAGTATGCGGGCCATGCAGACTCGGATGGCTTACGGATGTAATCACAGAAAAGTGTACCGCTGTAATTGCAGTAAACATTACTGTTTATAATTTGGTATGGAACGCTTGGATCAATTTTAATTAATGTCAGCGTATCAGCAGGGAGTGTGTATGAAGTTTGCCACTCATTACCTACTGGAGCAGCTACATCTTTACTAAGCTCTGCAATACTTCGAGCAAATCCCCAGCGATGCTTGCTAAGTTCGTTCTCAATGATATTGTCATACAGGCTAGTGGCTACAACCTGAGCGCGAGTACCGCTAGTCAGAGATGTCAGTGGCACATCGCCAATAAGAATAAGAGCATTATTAATTAACGATAGCTTACTGTTTGCCATAAAAAACCTTTAGATGTAAAGAAAGGGGCCACCGGAGCAGCCCCATTCAGTTTTACTACTTACGCAGTAATTACTACGCCAGCACCACAAACAACAGTAGTACCGTCATTTGACTCAACGTATGAAATACGTCCAGTAGGAGTTCCACCAGTAGTACCGACAATGATAAGTACATCGCCAGCATCTAGCTCATCCTTAGCTGAAGCAAAGTAGTTAGTGTCTGCTACAACAGCAGAAGTAGCATCAGCAGTAGAATACTGCCAAGTAGCTCCACCAACACCAGAACCACCAATTCGGCATAAGCCGTCTCTTGAAAAAGCCATGATAATATTCCTTATGCAGTTTTGTTGTATTGAACTTTAACGATACCAAGACCATCGCGTGATACAGCGCCAGCCTTCAACATACCGTTACACAACCAAGAAGTACGATCAGCAATCCAATCAACGTCAGTCTTGATGTCGATACCGATTGCAAGACCAACAGCGTCTTGAGAGAAGAAGTATGAATCAACTACGTTAGCTGCTTCAGTCAGACCACCTTCAGCACGATCTTCGATAATTACAAACTTAAAGCCACCGAAAGTATCAACGTCACCGTTGACCAGAGCTTTAACATTGTTGTAATCAACAGAGCTGATCTTCTCTTCGTTAAGCATACCGCCCAAACCTTTTGCTTCAATAGCAGCATACAGGTTAGAGTTAGGAACACCTTTAGAGCGAAGCGCAACTTGAGCAGCAACAATCTTTTCAATGTTCAGGTTAGAAGCACTTCCGCCAGTGTCTTTACCAACAGTGTCAGCATAAGTAGTTTCTGCGTCCATTGCATCAATGACAAGCTGGTCACAACGACGACCAAGAGACTGTGCAATAGTGCTTGCAAGTTCCTGCTTTTCGTCAAAGTTTACAGTCTGAGCATCAAACATATCTGTGTATTCTGGAGCATTCCAGTTTTGCAGAGTTGCAGTTGCGAAGCCGTGAGAGATGTCCATAGGAGTTACTAGATCAGAAGTAGACTTCTGGTTAGCTAGACCCTTACCCATGTTACGGAATTTGTAGGTGTCACCTACTACGTTGTTTCGTACAGTTACAGCGCCTTTCAAAAGGCCAGCGTTTTGGTATGCGTGCTTAACAAGACTGTCAAACTCCGTTACCGCTACGGATGATAATACTTTACTCATAATGATTTCCTCGAAAAAGAGTAATAAATAATAAAAAGTTTTTCAAGGTTTTAGCTGAGTACCCGAGTAAACTTGGTCAGCATTCAACCTAAATTTACTGGGCCTTAATAGAAAGGGGTGTCCAGTGTGCCGATTATACACCTTTCACCCCATAAACTCAACCAAACGTGCGGGTATGAGCCTTGTCGCCACCAAATTCCTGCATCATCTTCTGGATTTTGGCTTCGTGAGAGGCATCAATACTGCGGAGGAGCTGCCCATTCTCGTTCTTCATAAACATCTGAGCTTCAATATCGCTCCAGGTCATGCCAGTAGGATGCTGTCCACCATCAATAGGTAGCTTAGTAGGTGCAGTAGCACGAACCAAATACTCTACCAACTCAATAGACTTGGCATCAGTTACCAGATCACGAACCACATCATAGTCAGAAGCATCTAAGTTGTTCTTCAGGTAGCCTTCAACATTCTTGATACGCTCTCCAGCATTGTCACCTAGTCGTGCAATCTCTTGCTCTTGGGTAACTTGTTCTACTGCTTCACCCTGTGCTGACAACAATTCCCAGGCATCACCAAATGCTTCTTGGCTCATACCTGTTTTCTCAGCAAACTCAGTTAGCTCTTGCAGTAAGGCATCGTCAGACTCAATTCCTTCTGGCCCAGCATAGCCATCTTTAGGTGCGCCAGTAAAACCACCGAACTTCTTTTCTAGCTCAGTATAGGCTTTGGCTTGTTCAGCGACAGACTTATACTTGTCGCCTTTGTACCATTCGGGTGTGTCACCTGTACCCTTGATACCATCAGATAAAAAGTATTCACCTTCACCTAGTTCGGGTGTACTTGCATCCAACAGGGTTTCGCTTATTGTTTCTTCTGGTGCGGCCTGTTCTTCACTCATAATTATTCCTTACAGTATTTTAGCTTGTTGCATTTGGTTGATAATAAATTTAACAACTCCAGCCTCACCGTTATGGTAGGCGGCTTCATAATCAACATTAGAAGCACTAAAGGGGGTGTCATTGTTAAAGATAAACCGCTGCGTAATATCCTCAAGTACACGTTTGCCACCAACACTTGCGAAGCATTCGTTGTAAGCCTGAGCCAATTCAGCAGCAGCTTGTCTTTGTTTGGCGTTAGCTGCCTTTGCACCTTCTGCATCGACAGCCGTAGTATTGATTGTATCCCAACTCATAAAGCAGTTTGTCCTTGGTCAGTAGGCGGTTGCCCTTCAACATTCATGCCTTGTTGTGCAGCCTGAGCGCCAGCCTGAATAACTTGTTTCTTTTCTATATCACTTCTAACTAACT